TTGTTCAAAACCACCTTCTGATCTGACCGGACCGCTGTAAGTTGTATTACCCATATTTGTTCTCCGTTTTCCGTTAATATAGTCCTGAGAAAGTCTACTGCATGAGTCTATACTAACTAAGTTTAATTATGCAGTTCGTAGATTATACGCTTTTAAAAAATATTATGCAAATAAAAAGGGGGCCGAAGCCCCCTTTAAATTAGTCTATAGATTTAGTGAATCTTAAGCAGATCCATCAGAACCGTAGATACCACGCCAGTCAGATGCGCCGAAGCTGTATCTTTCTCTCGCTTTGTATCTCATGTTTCCTGTATCGAAATCACCTTCCATAGCAGTTTTTAAAGCTGCTCTTTGGAAATGTTTCAATCCATTAGGAACATCAGTCTTAATGAAGAAAGCATCAGAATCTGTTAGGAAGTTATTTACCACATATCCTTGTGGAATCATTCCCATAGATTTCATTGCATTAGCATCATTATCAGCTGTTCCAACACGTAGGTTAGACTTTAAGATTCTCTCAGCGTTAAACTGATTTGCAGAAGGAATAATTAATTTCATTCCTCTTGCAGCGATCTTTAATCCTCTTTCATCTTTAAATGCAGCAATATCAATCATTGCTTGCTCTAAAGACGTTTCAGATAAGTCAGCCAATGTAGTTGGTCTGTTCGTCTGGTTTCCACCACCAATTGTAGGGTGATCATTGTCAATCAAAAATTGACCATCTCCATACGTAGTAGTTGCGAATGCATTATTTAAAATGTTCGCTGCTTTGATTTGCTTGGTTTGAGCCATCGATCTTGCAAGTGCTTTTGTGTAACGCTTCGCTACGCTGTCATACAAGTTATCTTCAACTGCTTCTTCTGTAATAGAAAAAGCGAGAGCAATTGTCTCGTGAGTATAACGTGCTGTGAAGCTTTCGTTTGCGTCATCAAAAGAAACACCAGCGCCTTCGGCTTTAACTGCTGCTTCACCGAATCCACCAAGCATTACTTCTTCTTCAAAAGCTCTGTCAGAAGTTTCTGTGTCGAAGATTTCTGCGTGTTGGTTTTCGTATGAGTTGTATTCAAGTCCAAATAATGCATTTAGACCTGGCTCTAGCTCTTTTGCTAGTTGTTGTCTTGATATAGCCATGTTTTAATCCTCCTGCTATTAGTTAACGTGAACTGATTCAGCAATGAAACAACGTAGTACGTTGTTAACACCAAATGAGTTACCTGGGGTTTTAGCGAGACCTAGCATTTTTACACCAGATAAAGTAGTGGATGTATCAGACGTATCGATCTCATCACCTGAAATGCCAGTTATGGCAGTTCCTGCTTGAGTTTCGAGGTGGTCCATATACGTGCCTACCATAGCTTGTGTTGCCGCTGTATCGCCTTGAGCTTCGTACACTTGGTACGGATCGTCGTATACAAAACAGTCGATATCTTTATTAAGATCGACTCCATCGTAATTGTTCTTAAATGTTGGTTTTCCAGTAGTAGGATCGTCGTACTGTATCCCGTTAAACACCATGAGACCGGCATCTGCAACAGCAGCGTCTACTACGCCACCACTTGCAAATTTTACCATGTCACCTTGGAACATAGTGCTAGATTCGCCATCAATAATTGTATATTGAGACAGAGCACCATTATCAGGGTTACCGCCAACTTTACCACCAGGTCTAAAACCAAAAGGGACATCTATATTTGCCATATTCGTTTTCCTCCTTAAAAGGGTTAAGTTATTTTATTAAATTGGAGGTTAAAAAAGATTAATCTTTTTTTGAGCCACCAAAAGTTACACGAGTCTGCCTATCTTGATTGATTGGCATACTTGGGTGCTGCTCTTTCATAACATCGTTTTCTAAAGCTTCGTTTCGACCTTCCGTTAATTTACGGTGATAGTCTTCACGTGACTTTGCGAGTTCGTCAGATATCCTTGCCAGCACAAGGCCGCCAACTCCGATCACTCCTGCGTATTTTCCGTCATTCACAGTTGGATAATCATGATCTGGATATTCATCGGATCTAACCAATTCCCATCCTGATCTAATTTTACCGGTTATGTTTTTTGTATCATCAAAACCCATACTTTCGGCTCTTATCCATCTGTGCCTGAATCCATCGGGCGCAGTCGGTGCATCTAAAGATGATGGTGGAGCCCAAACAGTAGGTCGTTCTTGTTTGACCCTAGTTTCGCTCACGCGGGAAGTTTTAACAGTCTTTTTATTGTCTGTTGCTTTTTTAGTCATATGCTTATACCTCCTTCGCGGTTAATTGTTTCGCATACTCTTCGAGTGGCACACCTAATCTTTTAGAAATTGCTACCTGTGAAGGTGTGAGTTTCACGGTTTTTCTGCGTCCTTTTGCGGCTGGACGTCGGGCACTTGCTACATTCTGCACTGGTGCAGATGTTGTAGATTCTTCTACATTACCAAATTTGTGTGGAAATGCAACCCTTATTCTTTTATCTACTTCAGAATAATAATCGGCACTAGTAGGATCAAAGCCTTCATCCTCTACAAGTTTCTGATGTATATCAAAAGCAGTGTAAGTCATAGCGTTATCCGTGCCAAACCAAGAGTTTTTAGCGGACCAGTCTTCTGCTTTAGGGTCAATTGTTTGTGCTGCTTGATAGATATCCTGGGAAGTAGGCATCTGTTGAGCAACTTGATTCATGTTTTGATACTGTTCAGGTTGTGCTTTTACCCTCGCTAATCGTTGTTCTTGATTAGCTTTGATGCCACTTAACCTAGCTTCTTCCATAGATAACTGAGCAATAGCTCTTTGTGCATCTACTTGTGCATCAATATCTTTATCATCAATAGCTTCTTTATACTTAGCTTTAGCTGCGGCCATACCAGTAACTATCTTTTGTTCTAGTTCACTAGAGTGTCTTTTATCTAAAGATTCATAACCTTGCTTTAATTTAGTAGCTTGATCATTGATAGCTTGTGCATATTGAATGGCTTCTTCTTTTTGCCTTTCAGCCTCACGCATCTTACGCGTAAGTTTAGCTATTCTTTTTTGGACGCCTTCTGAGTATTCACCAAGTTCATCTTTTTGAACATCCTTGCTGACATCAGATTCCGTAGCTGTGTTATTGGACTTAGTATCGTCTTCACTAATTGTTTCGACATTTATTTGTTCCTCTTCTAAAGATTGTTCAGGTGTTGTTGCATCTAAATCAATTTCTACTTCTTGTTCGTCGGCTTCGCCAACATCTATTTTATCGTCTAGCATAGTAATTATCCTCCTATGGGTTACATTGCGTGAATAAGATCTTCAGGATTTGATATAGTCCCTAGTATCTCATCATCGTTTAACATTCTTATCTCTCCACCATCAATCTCCATGCGTGATCCTGCATAACGTGCAAATATCACCCAATCCTTTTCCGCGCACCATGGACCGGTAGGATATCTATCTTTGTCTTGATAACAAAGATCTCCCATCTTAAGCACGTAACCAACTTGGGTTGCGACGCGTGCTCGGTCTAATGTTTCTTGTGCAATAATGATTCCGCCTTTAGTTTCTTCTTTAACTGCAAAAGGCATAACTAGTATACGCCAACCGGTAGGGTTAGGTAACTTGTCTAAATTTGTTTCTTGAGTTTCTTTTTTAACTTGTGTAGCTTCTTCTTTATACTTATCTTCTAATGGGTGTGACGTTTTCTTCATTCTTATTCGGCTCCTTAGGGTTTAGCAGGTTAGAGATTTCCTGAGTGATTTGATCCAAAGCTTGGATTCTTCCGGTAATATACTTATAATTCTCCATAGAGTCAACACCTCCGTGTGCTAAAATAGACACAGCACTTTCTGTTTCTTCTTTTAAGAATTTTTGTATTTTAAATAGTACACTTATGGGGTCGGCTTGCATTTATCGGGTTCTCCTAGTGAAGTCCAAAACTCATCTAAAGCGTTGGGCTTTTCTTGTTTACAACATTCCCCCGATTGTTCTTTTTCTTCAGTGTGTTTACCACACTTGCCTTGTTCTTGCATCTTCTTTCCTCCCGCTGTCTAATAGATTCTTTATATGAAAGTTCTAATAGTTTATTCTCATTGTCCCAATATTCGTGAAACTTCACTTCTTCTTCATAATATCAGCAGTCTTAAGTCCGTATATCGATGCGACCACGCCAATAAAAATTGATTGGTACCAGAAAGGCAGGCTACCAAATTTGTCGAAGAACATGTCTA